CATTGGTGGAAAGAACAAGCTGAAGAGTAGCGTTGTCGATACGAGAGAAATTGCAAGTTCCTGATGGCTGATGCTCTTCAGGGCGAAGTGCAAACGAGTAAACATTAATTCCAGTATCTGGGTTTCTGGTGTGGTGCTGGTATGGCTGCACTAAATCAAAGTAAGTTCCTTCACGCTCAGAGAAGCGATCTTGTCCGTTAAGTTGAAGTTTGGCAGTGACAACTGGATTTTGTCCCCAACAATGCATGTTAAGTGCTGTCTCAGCAAGCACGAATGCACCTGCATCTGAAACTTCAGAGTCTGGGATATTTGAAGATGGGAATGGAACATTGAGTGCAGGAACAGAGCAATTAGTATCCATTACATCCGCCCATTGGGATCCTACAATATTTGCTCCATCGGCTCCTGGATCGTGAAAGAGACCACGGGATGTAATAAATCCTTGGTTATGACCACCTGGTCCGCCGACAATTTGTTCATATCCGGAAAAGGCACCAAAAGATGGAACAAGTGCATCCAAAGCATCAGTGTAGTTAAATGGCTGTGCACCAAGAGCAGCATTCAAATCGCGATCTGAAAGAAATGATTGACAGTAGTCAACATTTTTATCGGGCTGAACAACGAAGATAAGCTCTTTACAAGGGTGATTGAAATTGAGTTTAACCTTATTGGATGAAGATCCAACAGATTCATCGCCTGTGAATTGAAGTTGTTCAATCAAATACTCGTGTGGGTTTTGTGCCATGCGTCTGCGCTCATCAGTATCAAGGAAAACGTAGTCAACATAGAGGGATGCAGCAACCAAAGATTTTTGGTATGCAGCTCCATCTTTGACAGATTGTCCTACTGCTGTACCAGCAGTACCAAGACCACTCCCACCTCCTTGGGTTCCAGTTAAGCTAGTTACAGCGAAAAGAACTTCATCTGATGGGCGAAGCTCAAGATTAATCTTAACTTCGTGGTACTGAAGTGCGATCAATGGCAATGCAAGTCCGGGATTACGGCAAAACCAAAATTGAAGTGGGATGTAAAGTGTAGTTTCAGGAAGTGCATTACGAGGGGCACATACTGCGGCTGGGACAGTGGCTGCGGCACAGGCACTATCAACATCAGCAAAAGATGGGTCGATCAAGTAAGTAAGTTGGGTAGTTTGTCCAACCATCTTGTTGTATCCGCGCTCTTGTTCAGCGGTAAGGGTAAGCTGGTTCCAGATGTGCATCCAATCACCATATTGTCTATCGATGCGTTGTCCTCCAATCTCAACTTCAACCATTGAGATAAGTTGCTCACCAGGGTAGTCTAACCAACGAGCGTATGTTTTATCACACGGCGTGGTTGTTCCACAACAACCTTCTTGGCCAATCTCTGGGAGAGTGACCTGAAGGTAGGTGCGGTATGCAAGATCACCATTTCTGGAGATAGTGCACTGGACTCTGCGGCCGAAATCGGCTTGTCCGTTAAATGTTTGTTCAATTGATTCCATAGCAAAGTTGGTGTGTCTGCGGTAGGTAACTTTCCAGAAAGTAATCTGTGGATTACCTGTAAGATAAACATCTTGTGCGCCATAGGCAACGAGCTGCATTAATCCTCCTCCCATTTTGTTATACTATTGCTAAAGAAAAAAAAATTTTCATTTTAATTTTAATTAATTAAAAGTTATGGTCAGTCACAAAAAAAATAATGTTTAATTTAACATTATCTTTCGTCTAATTTTGTTAATTATATTTGATTTATAATTTTGTTAATATCGAAATTATTTTCTAAAAATGTTTTTAAATAATTATCTAAAAAAACTTCTTTTTTTCCTTCATGATTTTTTGTGAAAATATACATATCCTTTTTTTTCTTTATCCGCCATCCTTCTTCTAAAGCATTATAAAGAAATGCCATCTTATGTAATTTAATAGCATCAATTTGCATAGTATTATTGATATCTTTGTCAATATCCATTAAATGTTGGAGAGAAAAGTAATATATAATTTTAACTTTATTTGGAATATTAACAAAATATATAATTAAATAAAAGAAATTAATATACTATAATGCCTGCCTTTAAACCAAAAGCTAATAAAAAAATATTGGTATCAAAAAAATCTAATGTTACCGTTGATAGTAAACACCAGGAAAAGATGATAGAGTTTAAAAAAAATGAGAATATAATAATACCTAAATTAAAGGAGGAACGAAAAAAATATAAGACTAAATTAAAAACAAAAAATCTGTCGATCGATGAAACATTAGAATTAAAAGATAAAATTAGGCAGCATACAAAACAAATTAACAAATATGAAAAAGAGCGCAAAAATTATTTACTTGATAATTCTAAATATGTATTTGATTACTATGAAAAAAAAAAGGAATTAGCAGATGGAAATGACAGTAAAACAAAGGTGCTGTTTTCATTTTTTAATAAACATAATGAAACAAAATCTAAAAAACAAGAAGTAAATAATACTCAAAAATATCTTAATAATATTGATGAATCTTTTTTGGATATAAACGATTATCTCCATTCACATGAAGTATGTGATAAATGCAGTGGTGAATTAATTCCAGTAGAATCAGAAGGTGTAATGATTTGTAAAGTTTGTTCCCATCAAATTAATTTTATCATAGAACATGAAAAACCATCATATAAAGAACCACCTAAAGAGGTATGTTTTTATGCTTATAAGCGTATAAATCATTTCCGTGAGATATTGGCTCAATTTCAAGCAAAAGAGACTACACAAATTCCCGATGAAGTACTTGAAAATATTAGATTGCAAATAAAGAAAGAGAGGATAACATTGGCACAAATGAGTAATAAAAAAGCGAAGGATATTTTAAAAAAATTAGGATACAATAAATATTACGAACATATTCCGTTTATTAAAGATAAATTAGGTATTAAACCTCCTATTATGAAACCTCGATTAGAAGAAACTCTATGTTGTCTTTTTATGGATATACAAAAGCCTTATGCTAAACATTGTCCAGATGATCGAGTGAATTTTTTAAATTATTATTATGTGCTATATAAAATGTGCGAACTACTAGGCGAGAATCAATTCTTATCTTTTTTTCCAATGCTAAAGGATCCTGTAAAACGCATTGAACAAGATGATATTTGGAAAAAAATTTGTAAAGAATTGCAATGGGAATTTATTCCAACAATATAATTCTTATTATACAATAAAAATTATATGATTATATAAAATATCAACTAGTTACTTAAACACGAGGAAAACCAACAAGATTTGCACCCATACCGAATCCGGCTCCAGATCGCGCTGAACCAGCCATACTTGGTACATAGGTATCTAAGATACTAAATGTTGCTGCAGCAGTCAAAGCAATAAGCATTACCTCATCCAAGTTCATTTGACGTTTTGGAATTGCATAGGCAGCGATGGCTACCATAATACCTTCAACAACGTATTTAACGATGCGTCTGACGAGTTCGCCAATGTCTAATAATTGTCCCAATTGTCCGAGCATTTTATATAATTCATCAAGAAAAAAAAATATATATATAATAATAAAAAAACTTAAAATAAGATAACTAAAAATAAAATATAATGGCAGATAAAAATAGCTATGAAAATCAATTTTTGTCTAATGGAGTTAATAATCCTAAATATGTTGATTTATTAGAGGAAGATAAGCCAATTGCAGGACAGAAGTTCGTTTGTGTATCTTTTGTTTCTCCAGAAAAAATTCTTAAAAAGAAAGAATTGTTTTATTTTCAAGAATTCCTAAAATATTGGGATTTTACTAAATCAACCCAGAAATTTACACAGTTTCTAAATTTTATGTCTTTTAAGTATAATTTGGATTTTGATAAAGTTATGGCTGATTTTCAAGAATATACTAAATCAGAATCAGATAAACTGGTTCAAAATACTCTTGATGATGATTACAAAAATTTCCTTGATGCTAAAGAAGATGACTTAGAGCAGGAATTTTTGGAGAGATATAATTTTCAAACTAGTACTAGAGGTCTTAAAGTACGAGGTGCATATCCTACTCAACAAGAAGCGGAATTGAGATGTAGAATGCTTAGAGAGGTTGATCCAAACCATGATGTATATGTAGGACCTGTGGGAATGTGGATGCCATGGAATCCTGAACCATATAAAACAGGACGTGTTGAGCATTTGAACGATGAATTGAATCAGTTAATGCATGAGAAAAATCAGAACGAGAAACAAGCCAAAATTGCATTTGAAAAACGTGTTAGAGAATCAAAACGTGCTGCTATTGCCGAAAATGTTAAAATTGCAAAGGATAGTGGCAATAAATTAACACAAAATATAGATAATGATGGTAATTTAGTTGGGGTTGCTAATATGAATACTACTGAATCTGGATTAAACGGAGAAGTATCTTCAGCCGACATCAGAAAAGAACTTTTTGAAGGTGCTAACATTAGAACACGCCAATCAGATAAAGCACAAAAAGCGGCACAAAAAGCGGAACAAGAAGCGGCACAAGAAGCGGCACAAGAA